AGCAGATTCTGATTTGGAGCGCTAATTGACTTCGGTTTATTAGCTTTCTTCTTATTACTATTTTGTTTTGACTGTCCAGGTCGTACTTTCGATTGATTATTCTTCGTGGTCTTTTGATTACGTTGCATTTCGGTCGAGTGCCGCCTTCTTGCAGTGAAGCGACTATTCATCCTCTGATACACTCAAGGGAGTGCTGTCCCGTGTAGTCTGTTGGGCATTGGCTGCTCCTAGAGCAGTTTTAGCTCCCTAGTCGACACCTTGCGGCATGACATCGGGTATTTGGAACATGAGTCAGAGAACCTCTTCGCATAGTAGTTGTTAACGCAGTCTCGGCGATACCGACTGCGGGAGAAAGGGGATCTACACCACATCAGACTCTGATAAGGACCATGGGTCGATCTCAGAGAACCTAGAAGTGGCATAGCCAGAAGCGACGAACGCTCCTTTCACCTCTGTTCTAATACTCGGGTTCACTCTATAACGAAACGTGTATGAGTCCTCATCGGCAATTCCAAAATTGGATGCTGAGAAGGTCTGACGACGCGTCGTGAAGGAGCGCAGGGCCTGACGTATGACAGATTTGCGCGGATGTTTGACAGTGTAGGAGATGACTTCAGCTACGTCTCCGGACTCGAAGAGAGGCGGGGCCTTCAGGTCTGGTAGAAGATGAACTTCACCGGAATCAAGAGGCTGACGTGGGTCCGCGAGGACCACGTCGACGGAAGATCTAAATCTCTGGGGGTATGTCATGGGGGGTGCAACGGCCAACACAAAGCGTGTGGCATTATCAGCTTTTCTCACTGCAGACGGTGGGACCACAACGGGACTCAGAAACTTCGCACGGAGGTGGCGGAGGTAGTGAGCCATTGCGGCCTGGTCTGAGTTATAGCGGACAGGGTCGGCTTCTTTATCATGAAAATTTGTGAATCCCAGGCCACCAAGGGTGAGTGGGAGGAATAGATTGTAAAAACCAGGGATGGCTCTTTTACCATGGACATGAGTCTCAGTGGTGATAGCGGCGATGGTATCTTTATGATAATGAAGGAAGCGACGATGAGCTCTCTCCGGAAATGAGGAACGACCAACGACGAGATTGTAGATCTCGTTAATGGGCTTTATGGTATTCGTGCGGTCCTTGGTCTGATCAGGTGATCCGATTAGTAGACCGACGTTCATGTATAAAGTCTCTTGGAAGTCGATACCAGAGAGAGGGGTCCGGGGTCCGGCATAGGGTCTGCACTTCATGGTGAAGCACTGTGAATTGATCGTGAAAATGCTGGGGTGGATGTAATTCTTTCCAACCGAGAGTTTAAAGCCTGCAATGGGCAATTTGGATTGCCAGATCGCATACATCTCAGGGGTGGCACGAAATAGAATATCGTCACCATTGACACGAACAGGGAGCTGTTCAGCAGAGAAGCTCAAGCCGGTAAATTGCTCAAGAGTAAGCCAGTAGATCAACAAATTCACGATACAGAGTATCGGGAAGGACAGGATGCTGCCCATCAGTTGACCATTAAGCTGTTTAATCGTGAGTGATTTAAACTTGGCTATGGAACTTGTAACTCCATAGTTCACACCGCGCTCCTTGAGGAGTTTTTCCAATGCGACAGTATACTTCTTTGGATACGTGAGTTCCTGCTCCAAAAGAACAATCCGAGCTATCGATTTAAAATCATCGCTCAGGTTGGTATTTCGAAGCAGGACCTCAAGCACCAGCTTTGTCACATTGAGGTTAAGTCCATCTGTAGCTGCC